GGCAGTCGTTACGACCGCCACGCCGGATAATTTTTTCATTGCAATTCCTCCAAAAGAATGTCTGCGGTTTCGTTCGCGCCTGTATCTATAGCGAGCAGGTCAGCTGCGGCATCGGTGCTGGCCTCCTGCGCTCTTGCGGCGGTGCTGGCTGCCAGCTCAATGCCCGCCGGGGTACCAGCGGGATAGCTGCTGTCACTGCGATCGGCATAGCTGCCCTCATAGCCGCGCTGGGCGGCCATGCAGAGCCATGCAAATTGCTGACCTGGTGCGCCGTGTATAATGGCATACTGGCCGCAGTTTTCGGCCCACAGGTGGCCGGTTCCATCGCAATCCGTCAGCAGCCAGGCGGGCTGCCCGTGCTGGGCGATGGTCTCCGCATAGCGCGGGTCAAGGGCAATCAGGCACCAGCCTTCGGGACCGCACTGGCCCTTGCCCCAGTCCGCAAAGGTTGGCACCGGCGTCTCAAAGGCGGCCATTTTCAGCGCGCCGAAGCTGGTAGGCACCACGCGGGATTTGCTGCCCCAAACGTCCAGATTGTGTACATTCAGCTTGCCGGAGACACCCACCCGGGTCGTGTTAAAATCGGCATCGCTGTCATCGCTGCGGTTGTAGGTGATCTGCATTCCAATGTAAGATGTGGGGTCGAGTCCGTTGACCCAGCCGTACTTGGCGTACTTGCTGCACGCGCCGATGTAGCTGCTGCCCGCCTCTGAGTACAGCACGCCGGTTAATCCAATCGACCCGGTGTTGATGGTGGCATACCATGCGATGTGCCGGTTGTCCAAAAATACGCGCTCACCGGCCTCGGTGCCCATACGTATCCAGGCGTTGTCCAGGTCGTACACGGTGGTGTAGTTGAGGTTATGCAGCTGCCCGGTCGTGATGTTGCCGCCGTTGATGATTGTCTTGTCCTGGTTCCAGGTACTCAAATCCGAGAATGTCACCACGCCGGATAGGTTGATCTGTGCGCTGGTGATCTCTGTTCCGCCTGCCGTCAGCTTGATGGTACTGCTGGTTCCGCTTGTGCTGGCCGTCAGTTTAATTTCGCTCACCGTCTGCTTGATCTCGGTCTTGGTTTCGGCGGTAGTCAGATAGTCGCCGGTGCTGGCCGTCCACGCGGTCGGGGCATTGCCCATCTGCACCATGGGGTGCATGATGGTCAGATCGTTGGTAACGGTGGCGTTGTCGTTGGCTGTGCTTACAAACAGGCCGTCCGCATATCCGTCCGCGGTCGCCGTGAACGCCGCCCAGCGCAGCTTCCAGCCGTTGTCCAGCTCAATGTCCTGCTTCGCATCTTTGAATGCATTGCCGTAATAACTTTTTGTGCCGCTGGAAGATTTTGTTTCAAATTGCAGGAACAGACTGTCTGTGCCTGAATTGAGCTTGTACAGCACGGATGCGCAATAGGTCATGCCCTTGGCAATCACCAGCGTTTTGTCCGCGCCAAAGTGAAAGCGGGTGTTCTGCGCCCTATTGGTCACCCGGACGGATTCACCGCTGATCGTGTATGTCCCTTTTTTGCTCAGATCATTGCCGCCTGCATCCAGGGTCGCATTGTTCCAGTCGTCGGTGCCCACAATAATATTGTTGCCGCCGGTGATCCGCTGCGTTACCGTCTGGGTAATGCTGTCGGCTTTCTGGTCAATCGCGGATACTGATTCTTTAACGGTTTTGAATTCCCGCTTTGTGCTGTCCAGGTCGTTTGAAATGGTTGTGGTGGTCTCTTCCAGACTGCTGACTTTGGTGCTGATGCTATCCGCCTTTTGGCTGATGTTGGAGACATCTTCTTTCAGGCTGTTCACCGTTGCTGTGGTGGCATAATCCTGCAATTTGCTGTCAACGGCATCATTGGCAGCGCTGGTGGCGGTATCCTTCACGTTGGCCGTTACCGTTTCGGTCACTGACTTGGTGACCTCGGTTTTGATCTCGTCAGCGGTCTGCGAAAATAAGCTTTTGGCGCTTTCCTGCGTCAGGTAGTCGCCGCTGCTGGCGTTCCAGGCGGTCGGCGCGTTGCCGTATTGCAGCATGGGGTGCAGCAGCGAAAACTTGTTGGTGTAGTTGCCGGTACCAGCGTGGGTGGTACCACTGCCCATATCCACCAGCTTTAAGGTGGCGTTGTCCGGCGGCGTCCACAGGCCATACCGCAGTACCCAGCCGTCCGTCTGCTCAATCTCCAGCTGATCAGTTGGCTTAATGGTTGCCCAGCTCTGGCTGGTGGAATACCCCGCCGTGTAAGCGATTTCCATACAGAACTCATCCGCACCAGAAACGGGTTTGTACATAACAGACAGGCACAATGTCACGCCTTTTGCCACATACGCACCCACCGTTGTCCAGCGAAAATATCGGTTGGAGTTGGTGTTGGCCATGGTCGCCCCGCCGGTTAGTTCATAGGTAATAGAACTGCCGTCGCCGGTATTGCCTTTCAGTTCAGCGTTTTTGAAGCTCTCACTGCCCAGGATCAAGTTCCCGCCGCCGGTGATTTTGGTGTCTTTTTTCACCTCCGCCGAAAGCCCGTCCACCGTTGCTTTCAGGTCGGTGTACTTGCCGGTCAGGTCACTGGCCTTTACTTCCAGGCCGTCCACGCTGGTCTTGATCTCCAGCATCTTGCCGGTCAGGTTCTTGTAGCTCTGGCTGTTCACCGCGCTGGAACTTTCCCGGCTGGCGCTGCCCACGCTCTCAAAGCTGGCTTTGCCGGAGGAGATTGTGGCGCTCATCAGGTAGGTGTCGAACTCCCGCCCGCGTGCGTCCTTAACGTGCACGATCTGCCCGCAGGCAAGGCCGGAGCTGCTGGGCACCGATACTTTGCAGGGGGTGTAGGTCACGTTTTTTAGCACGTTGTACAGGTTCTGGGCAACGGTTTTCAGGTTGGCTTCGGTGCCGGTTGTCAGCAGCAGGTTGCCCTGCACTGCATAGGTGTTGGTGGCAGTGGTGCTGTCGGGGTAGATGACCCCCACGTCACTGTCCGACTGCCGGATCTGGACTTTTTCAATGGCCTTGACCGTGTAGTCCTCGTAGCTCAGGCTGTCAGCATAATAGGCGGTGCTGTTGCTGGCTCCGTCCGGGGTGATTTTAACAGTGCTGCGCTTGTCTGTGTAGGTCAAGAATTGCAGCTTGCCGTCTGCATTCATGTGGGCGTAGCAGCCTGCCGCTTCCGCCGCCCAGGAGATGATCTGGCGGCAGGTCAGGTCGTCCGCGTAGAACGCCTGCACGCTGTAGCTGCCATTGATGGGCAGGCTGCTGCTGGCCAGCGTAACCCCTGCCCGCTGGCAGGCCAGCTGTACCAGCTGCCAGATAGTTTTGGGGAACTGTGCCTGATTGGCGTGCAGCCAGCCGGAAAAGTCTGCATCCAGCTTGGACATGGTGTCATAGGCGACTACTTTATAAACCATGCTTGTGCCGGATACTTCCCGCATAAGCCCCTGATAATTTGGCTTTTCGCAATAATATATGCCGACTTTTGTTTTTGTGCCGCTGTCATTCACCCAGTACAACGTAAGCACATCGCCTTTTGCAATAAGATTGTCATCTTGCGCAAGGTATTCGACCTCTATTTCGTCTGTGCATGCGCTTCCAATCGTGAATTCCTGGCCTGAATTCAAGGTCTGCGTCAATGTGCAAGACAAAATAAGGGAAGAATCAATCTCTGTCCCATCGCTTTTGACAATCAGGTTTTTCAGCATTGATTCTTCCCCCCTTTACATCTCTACCATGTCAAAGGAAACATCGGTGTATAATCCGCCCTCGCTTGAACACAAGGTTTCGTTGTACAGTTCATATTTGCAATCACCTGTATAAGCGGACATCGTGCATGTCTTTCCCCTGTCTCTGAATGTTGCGGTATATTCCTTGCCCTGAACAAGCCCAACAAGCTCGTCCATTTCGTTCCCTGTCATGGCATTATATTTGATTGTGACTTTGCGCAAGTCCCGGCGCAGCCAATCAATGTGCATCACGCCGTCCTCTGTGCGGCCGCTGTTGGAGCCGACATAGTTCTCATGCGTGATTTCACACCCCTGCGGCTTGTACAGCGCAGTTCCGTTGACCGCCCAGTAACCTTTTGTGTCTTTGCTATTGAAGCTCATATCTTCCTCTTAGAAAGCGGGGCTTCCCGTTCTGATTTGTTCTCGGTGTGCTTCATCTTTAACGGCGCGGAATACCTCTCTGCCGTTAATGACAACTTTGGTATCACTGTTGCGCTCCATAATAGTGCCAAGCGCACGAATTGCTGCAACAACGTCTGCGGAGCCATTTCCAGTGCGGTATGCCTGCGCAGAAGAAAACTGCTTCCCGGATACTTCGACATCGTGTTTGGAAACGACTGTGCCCTCTGCGCTGACATTGACAGGTGCATCCGTAAGCTCCTTTTGCATGGAAGCACTAAGCCCTGCAACCTGGCGGATAACGCTGTTCTTGTTCCGTTCAATGCCGGATGCAAACAGTTTCATCATGTCAGGCATCCAGGTGTCAGCATCAGCCAAAGGGCCTTTATCAGGAACAGAAAAATGGAACCGTTCACTAATCCATTTCGCCGCATCTTCAAATCCCGATTTAAGGACTGTCCACGTATCGACAAAGCTATCTACAAAAGAGGAAGCGAAATCGCTGCCCCATTGTTTTGCCTTCTCTGGAAGGCCGGACAGTGCATTGCCGGAACGGGTTGCCGCATCTTCAACGCCAGATGCGGCATTACTTGCAGAATCTTTTACCGTTTCCGCATTTCTTCTTGCACCAGAATTGATATTGTCAAAACTTGCCGCATAAGTGCTTGCTGTATTGTTTGCACTTTGGGTCATTCGTTCTTTTGCGTTTTCCGCCGCACTACTCATTTGACCTGTGCTACCCTGTACGCTTTGTGCCGCAGCCGAATAGCTGGAACTGATTGTTGCAGCGGAATTTGTAGCAGACGTTGTTATATTACTGTTGGCACTTGTTACTGTTCCGGCAGTCTGATTTGCAGAATCTCTTACCTGCGCCATAGAAGTATCAACCTGATTTGTAGAGCTTATTACAGAATCAGCCATATCAAAGTTCCCGCTTTTGATATCCACAAGTTTTTGGGTGTAGGTATCAATCGCAGAATTGGCATTTGTAAGGGCTTCTTGCTGCGCCTGAACGTCACTTGTTGCGGTTTCGTAGGCTTCGTTCGCTTTGCTCAAAGAATCGGACAAAGCGTTATATTGCGCATCGAGACCCAAATCAGCCAGCATTTCACCCCATGTGGAAAGACCGTCACGATAATTGCTAAGTGCCGTTGTTGCTGTATCGACTGCTTCATTGCTCGCAGCAAGGCGGTCATTGGCGGCTGCAAGGTCTTGTTCCGCCTGAATCTGCGCCTTATATGCACTTTCCAACAAATCCTGCGCTGCTGCGGCGTATGCGGCCTTTTCAAGGCTTTCGATAAGGGCGTTTACATCGTCACGAGTTTCAAGCACCTTTGTTCCAGTTTCGTCCATGTGCAGCTGCAACCCTTCCAGGCCCATACCATTAAGGTATTCTACCTGGGACTGGAGCTGCTGCACTTCAAACGCAGATTTGTTCGACTTTTCGCTTAAATCGAAAATCGAATCGACAAGGGTTTGAACGCCTGCATACTTTGTTCCGACATCAGAAAAACTTTGAATTTTTTCGTTAAGTTCCTGCTGGCTATCCGTTGCCCGCTGAATGCTTGCGGTGGACTGGTCGATCATGTAATTCAAGGTCTGGCAGAACTGGCTTTCGTTCGCCATTTCCTGTCCGGCTTCCTGCATTGCACTCCTGTATCCCAAAAACGCACCGGCTGCCGTTCCCACCGCTGCAATCACTACACCAACCGGGCCAAGCACAATGCCGCCGATTGTCCCAAACAGGGCAAATGCAGCCACACAGTTTGTTGCGGCGGTTTTCAAATCCATTGCCCCTTGCCCGAATTTTTTCATTGCATCATAAGCAGTGACAAAGGTTCCGACCGCCACAGCAACGGCAGTAGCTACTTTCGCCCATACCGGGAGTGCGCTTCTGAACGATTGAAGCCCCAAAGAAAAAGACCTCAAAAAACCGGCCCCGTACTCCAGCGATGAAACAAAAACTCCCGCAGCTTTTTTCAATGCTTCAAAGACAGCGCTTCCCGCAGCGGCTTTAGTAATAAAATCCTTGAACTTTTTCAGGAATTTGCTGACAGCTCCAACGGCAAAAGCCGTTAATATAGCAGCGCCAATACCTTTTATAAGTGGCATAAACGGTTCAAGCACTTTTTTGATGTTCTCAAAAGCCTTTTGTAGCTTTTCAACCCATTTCGTAACCTTGCTGTTTGCAAGGTTGGCGAACATGTCATAGCTCGGAAGGCCAATGTCACCTAATCCGCTTCCACCTCCGCCACTACCGCCACCACCGCCGGATGACTGGTCTGGTGCTTTATTGAGTTCATCGAATCCGCCGATCAGGTCATGCACAGCTTTTGCCGCAGAACTTGCGCTCCCACCGACATCATCAAGCCCGCTGCTAACGCCCTGTGCAGCACTTACGCCAGAACTCTGAAAATCGCCCCACTGAATCGTATGCCCAAAAAGCGATGCAATCGCGCTGATTGCCATTCTGACAACCTGAATAAAAGCAATCAGGGGCGGAAGAATCGCATTGATTGCGGGGATGAGCACCGCGCCCAGGCTTCTGCCGAGCAAATCAATCTGTGCTTTCAAAATGCGCATCTGGTTTGCAGGCGAATTCAATGTGCGGCCCATATCGGTCTGCGCATTTGTTGTCTGCTTCATGATAGCAATATAGCGCAGCTGTGCCTTATCCGCCTGAGACAAACTGTTAATGCTTTTATTGATTCCCAAATTGTACAATTCTTGTTGCAATCTGGCATTGGAAATATCAACGCCCAACCGGCGGATAGGTTCAAGCTCACCGGAAATGGCAGCTTGCAATTTCTGGAACGAATCTTCTGTACTCAGATTGAAGAAGGAAGCCATATCATAGCCAAGCTGTGTGAGGTTCTGGCTAAGAATGTAGGCTTTATCGGATGCCATGCCAAAGCTGGTTGTAAGGTTCTGGAAAACAGCCATATTCCGCATAGCTTCACCGCTGTCAATGCCAAGCACGTTTTCCATCTTTTGCGCAAATCTGCCGCCGCTGTCAGCCGCATTGCCCATTGCCACAGCAAACAGGTTAATATCTTCTGTGTACTTGCTGTAGTTGGTTATGGCACTTTCCAAAAGTGTGTTAGCCTTTTGAATAATTGCTATCACAACGGCCTGTGAAAACAGATTTTTCAGAGAAGAGCCAAGCGCTTCCGTCTGTGCAGTCATATTATTGGAAACGCCTGTTGCCTTTTTCATTGCATCAGAAACTTTGTTTATTCCCGATACAGCGGAGCTTAAATTGCTCATATTGGACAGCTTTTCATTTAGTTTTTCCAAACTGTCAATAACAGTCTTTAAGCTACCTGTTGAAGAAAGAGACTCTATCGCCTTTCCCAACTTTTTGATATTAGTTGTGGCAGCTCCTGAATTGGCCTCAATCTCGATTGTAAGTTTATCAATCTGTACGTCAGCCATTGCTTCCACCACCCATCAAACTGAATTTCTCAAAGAAACGTCTCTCCGCTTCTTCTGCATCCCTTATCTTTCTTGCAATCTGTTCTTCTTCCGTCAGCGCATACGGCTCTTTGGGATACTGCATCGGTTTGCGTCCTTTCGGGATAAACGCATTTCCGATCGTGGCGGATATGGCATCGGCAATATACCTGCCCTGTATCCACGCCTTATAATTCCATTCCTCAAGCTGTTTTTTATGCGCTTCCCGGTATTCTCTGGCAAGTCTTGGATAACCATTCCAATACTCGTCAGCGCTCATGCCGATTGATAAATAATAAGGGGCTAGTTCTTCAAAAATCTGGCCCCATGTTTTTTGACCTTCTGGGAGATCGTCGGTCAAGCAATCTCCCAAGTCACCTTTTTTCCATCATCTGCAAGGCTGTTCATTGCATCGCCGTAAATATCGGCCAGTGCGGCAAGAACATTATTCTTGCTTTCAATGTCCATATGGTTCCAGATGTCGTCAATCACCTTGCGCTTAACGCCCTTGCACTTTGCCAGAAAAGCGCCGGCAAACATTTTATCGCCCTGGACGGTGGGCTGATGTGCCAGCATCTGGATGTCAAATCCGGTGTTCTCCATCTGCTTGACAGTCTCGCGGGTATAGGTAAGCTCGTAGCTTTTGCCTTCAAAAGTCAGTTTGATAGCGTCCATTTGCGTTTTCCTCCTCAAGAAGTAGCAACAGTAATGCTTTCGGTGAATTCAAGGTCAGAATCGTTGGTAATGACGATATTGAACTGAATTGCATCATCAACGCCTTTGCCGGGCACAGAAACACTGTGCTGACCATGCCATACCCAGCCCCAGCCATTACGGCTACGCACCGCATAATAGGCCGGTGTATTTGCCGTATCCTGTACTGCTTTCAGGTTGCCCGCATCGGTGTCAACAAACGCCGGGAAGGCACGCGCAGAGGATTTCGGCAGCGCAGGGATGTTAGCCTGCATGGTGTGCATCAGTGTGGTAACGTCAATGGTATCCGGGTCTTCGATCAGGTCAGGATATTCCTGAATCCAGCACAGCTCTTTCAGGGTAGTCTTGGAATCACCGCGAAGCAGCTGTACGCCTTGGGTACTGATAGCTACATGTTCATTTGCCATGTTTTCAACTCCTTATCATGTCCGGGTCAAAACCCCGTCTTCGGTCATTCGCGCACGGTACGTTGTTTCCGCCCGGTACGCACTGTTTTGATACAGGTATCCGCTTGTAATGTAACTTTGCCGAGTAAAATTCAAACTGTTGGCTGTCTCGTCAATGCACGTTTGTATTTTCCGGGCCTGGCTTGTTTTTGTGTTCCCCGTTGTGTAAACGCGCACGCGGAGCCGCACATTCACAAATCTGATTCTGCCGCTGTTGTCATGGTCTGTCGGCAAATCATCTTGTTCGATTTGAACGCACGGGAAACTTGGCGGCTGGTCGGTAATTACGCTGCTTAATTTAACGCCGGGGAATTCTGCTTCCAGCTTTTGCGCAAAGAATTCAAAAATCTGCGGCTGAAAATCCTCTGTCAACGCATTACCTCCTCCCACACGGTTTTTACACTTGCAGCCATCTGGGCCGCGCTCTCCCACATGGCACATGCGGGCGGGTTTCCCTTTGTCCGCCAAACGCCGGGCTTTTGCTCGCCATTGCGGTTATACACAGGCTGTGCCGTTGGTCCGGGAACGCCATCATAAACCCATCCATTCGGGTTTGAACCTTTCCCATCGCCGTATGTGCCATGCGCATACAGCCCGCTTGGATGCTCTGCAAATGCAACGCCTGCGCCAAACTCAATAAAGCAAACGGCCTGCCCGGTGGCGTAAATCGTGGCTTTCTTGCCGTGCTGTTCTACTTGAACCGCAATATCGCTCATGTCACCATCATAAACGGCGGCAGTAAACCGTATCTTGGCAACTTCTACCCCCATTTCTGACAGTCTTTTTACAAACTGTTCAATGCGGGTTTCCAGCGTTTTTTGCCAGTTCTCGTATTCCTTTATCGCCTGCTCTATGCCTTTTTCGCTTAGCGCCAGCTTGATTTTCATGGCACGATTTCTTTCATCGCATACAATACGCCGTTTATGGTATCTGCCTTTTTGGTCACAACGTAATTCGGGCTTTCACTTGCATCGCGGTTAATCCAAACCAGCGTTCCTTCATGCAGCGGGCAATTCACATTCGCGGTGCATGCTGTTCGGCTATAATCCGTAAAACCGCCAAATGCAGCGGCTTCCATTGCGCCAGCCGCACCGCTCACACTGATTCGCAACTGCTCCGGCGGCTCCATAACCGGCCGTTCTTCGCCGGTTCGGTCGCCGTTTTTATCTTTGATTGCGGCAGAACCGTTGCTGTTTTGGTACCAAATTGTTTTCTGGTTGGCTCTAAGGTCTCGCATCAGCATCCAACCTTTCCAACCGGGACAATTTCTTCCAACAGCTGCTGCGGAACATCCTCACTGCCCCATGTGCGGCTGATACCGCTTTCACTGTGGCTGGTTTCGTATTCCGCGCCAAGTTTGTTGTACATTGCCAGAGCAATGCGGAACTGCAAATCGCGGTATCGCTCTTCCAGCTCACCGCCGCCAAAAGGATAACGGCGGGCCAGTATGACAGATTCCGCGCTGTCAAGCAGACCTGACAGCAGTTCTAAATCATCATCGCCTGTACGCTTTAGCAATCGTTCAAAACTTGTCATATTGTCACCCGCCGTTCATCAAACTTTCGGCTTTCTGCCCCGCCGGTGTTCTACCACAGGGGGTGTTTCCGCCTTTTCGGTTATTACTTTCCCGTATTTTGCCATTTCGGCACTGTCCTGGTCGGCAATCTTCACCTTTTTCCCGGTCACGCAAAGCTCACCACCGTAAAACACTGCATAATCGGGAATCAGCCAGGTCATGCCGTCACCTTCATAACGGCAACTTCGTCCATGCGCTCAAAGCTTGGCAACACGATTTCGGAAGCATAAGTGTTCACATTGACCGGGTGCACGGTGGTTTCAACGGTAATGGCAACGCCGGTGTTCACAATGGCAACATCTGCCTTGCCGGAACCTGCCAGGTCGGCTTCCTCCGGGGTGGTGCCGTAAGCGGTCTTGCCCAGTGCGCCCTCCGGGATAAAGCTCACATATCCGTCCGGAACAAACTTGTGGCTTGTGCCGCCCTCATCGGCATACAGCTTGTCGTAAATCACGATCTGAATGCCGGTAGTGGATGCGATAACATCTTTGGCTTCATCGTTGGTCAGGTAGCCCATACTGCGGCCAGTTACGGTCAGCCAGCGATTCTTTACGGCATCGGTGGCTTTCATCAGGTTGAACGTGGTGGTGTTCATTACCATGTAAGCCAGGGTCACACCGTAATTGTTTGCCATATTGTCCTTGATGGTCTGAATCTGCTTGAACGGGTCTGCGGTGGAAGTGGCAGTCCACAGGTCAGTGGTGGTCAGGGCGGTGTAATTGGTGCCCTTCCACTTGCTGTCAGTGTCATAGTTGTAGGTGTAGTTCACGCCATTGGCCTTGATGGTAATACCCATTGCGCCGCCCTCCGGGAACAGCAGCTGCATGCGCATGCGTTCCGGCACAACGTCAGCACCGGCAATCAAATCCTGCTGGTCATCGTAAATGCGGTTGATGACATCCGCCGCATAGGGGTCATTGCTGCTCTGGGCACGCAGAATCTCCTGGCGGTCTTTTTCCTTGATCTTGTAGCCCTCGCGGAAAAACGGCATCTCGGTTTCCAGCTTGCTCACGCCGATGCGGTCACGGAAAGTGGCCTTTGCATCAAAAGCAGAGGGTTTCAGGGAAACAGGCAGGCCCTTGTGGCCCTTAATCCATGCCAGGTCAAGGCCAGCACGCTTTACAGAGGGGAACAAACCGCTGCCCAGGTACGGGATTGCGTTGGAAGCAGCTTCGGTATAGTTTGCCGCAATGATTTCAGGTGTAAAAAGTTCAGTAAGGTTCATGTTTTCACCTCCGTTATGCGTTCACGCCGGTATTGGTGCGCAGGATAATGGTATCCGGCAGGTCAGATTCTGCAGCAAGGTCGGTACCGCTGTGTGCCTTTGCCTTTGCTGCGTCAATCACGCCCGCAACCAGCAGGCTGCCGTTGGGGTTTTCATCCGGGTCAACGTCATACAGCACAACGCCAACGCGGCTGTCAACTGTCAGTTTTTCACCAGCCTTTTTTGCGGTGGTTGTGGTAAACGGGATTGCGGTAAAATCATTGCTGGCCAGAATCTCAACTGCACCGGCAACATCCGTTTTCTTGAATTTCATGCTTTCACTCCTTACTTGTAATAATCCATGACTTTTGCGGCCGCCTCATTGGCCTGTGCTTTTGCCTTGCCGCTGCGCTTGGCAAACGCCATGTATTCGCTTTCTTCTTCGGTGCTTGTACCAGCGCCGCTGGGTCTGGGGCTGCTGCGCATAAGGTCTGCTTTCAGCTTGTCTGCAAGCACCTGATTGGCCTTTGCAGCATTGGCAAACACCGTTTCCATGTCGCCATCAAAAAGGGCTTCTGCCGTACTTTTGGCAAGTTTTTCATCGTAGCCAAGCGCAATATACTTGGCAACGTTTTTAGAAATGGTGTTTTCTTTCAGCAGTGCGTTATAATCGTTCTGCAACTTTTCCTGTGCGGCTTTGGCTTCTGCAGCAGCGGTTTCTTCGGCAGTCATTTTTTCTTTCAACTGCTTTTTGTAACTGCTGGCTTCGCTCATCACCTTGTCAAAATCTTCTTTTTTTACAAGGTTCTTTGTATCCACCGGATCAGGCAGGTCAACGCCAAGCAGCGCCGTCACCTTGTCTGCATCGCTCATGTTTTCAAAGCCGTCAATGGTGCTGGTGTCAAATTTCATTGGTGCCTCCGCGTTATTTTGTCGGCGTTCTCTCGCCCGTATTTGTGCGTTTTAGCGTCTTCTCTGACCTTTGCGTTTTAGCGTCTTCTCTGACGATCAAACAGGTGTCAGCCAACACCTGCATTTCCTGTGGGGTTTATCGGGGATATTATCAATCGGGTAAATCTCTCCGTTGCGTTCCCGGCAAACCTGGCACACTTTTTCATCCCCGGCAGTGTGCCACTGCACCTGTTCTACTCCGGCATCTGTAAATGCCTTGATTCTTGCAGAATCGGTCACGTCATCGGCGTATTGGTACGTCATATCGCTCCAATACCGCAATGCACGCCGGAATTCGTTCTTATGGTTTGTCCGGCTCAAAAGCCCCTCTTCCAGGTAGGCCCGCTTTCGGTCAATCTCGTGTTCGTACACATAGCCGGTAACGGCGCTGTATCCGGCAAGCAAGGCAAGCAGCCATGCCCTGTCGGGTTTTTCTTTGCCGTGAGCTTCGGCATCCTGGTAGCATTTTTTTGCCAGTTCTAAAAAGACTTTCTGATTGTCTTTGGCAATATCCTGGTATAGCTGCTTGCAGGCGGGCATAACGTTCAATTCATCAAACTGCGTTATCTGCCGGGATGCTTTTTCAAACCTGCGTATCGCCCTGCGGTTCAGCAGCCTGATTGCGCTGTCCGTTGGTTTCCAGTCCATTGTCAAGCTCCTCATTCAGGCTTTTTTCAAGCTCTGCCTGTTTTTCCTCGTAATATTTCATGCCCTCCTGCAAGGCCATTTCATTGTCACGGAACGGGCCAAGTTCGCGGTATACCGTTTCCGGCGCGATCTTTTCACAGCCCAGGCCCTGAATAAATACCTGCATCTTGCTCTGGATGTCAGTCAGGTTGTTGCGGGTAAACTGTGCGTACACATCCCCTACATTCAGGCCAAGATTATTTGTTGTGTTGCAAATGGTCAGGAACACACGCAAGAACTGCCGTTCACTGCGCCGGAACATATCTTCACTGTCCTGGGCGCGGCTTTCTGCGTCTTTCCATCCATCGCGCATAATGGTTGCTTGCCCGGTATCGCTGGTTGAAGAACCTCCGTTGCGGTTCGGCATGCCACAGATGGTCAAAATCTTATCATGCAAATCATCCACAGCGGTCTGCACAGTAGAACTGTTCATCTCGCTGCTGATGCGATAAATTTTTGCAGGCATCCCCTGCTGGGAATCTTTGATTTTGATAAACTTACCGCCGCTGGCAAGCTGGCTGTACTGGCCGTCTTCCAAATCAACGTTCTGGAATACGTCATACGCATTTACAAAATCCTGCACGTTATCCACGCGGTTGCTTTCCAGCGTGTTAATACCATTCAGAAGCGGCAACACTACTTCAAACGCGCCCATTCTGGCACTGTTGTTGGGGTATTCCACAATCGGCACACTGCCGTACAAATGCCCAGACTGCCGGGTGATTTTCCCGCTTTTGATTTCAAAATATTCGCTGTCAGTGTAAACACCGTAATACTTGGCATCGTTTTCATCGTACTGTGTCAGCACACCTGCCATTGGCTTTTTGGTATAGCCGCTGTAGTAGATGACAAACGCTTCACGCGGGTCAAGGGTATAAATGCAGGCAGGGCTTCCCGCCTGTTCCGCGCCGGGGTCAGGCAGAACCATCCGCACGCCAAGCCCCGCAATGTGCATCCAGTCAACGATTTCTTTGTCCTTGCTCTGTTTGTCCTCATCTGACATCCAGCGGTTCAAATCAACCAGTTTGTTGTTGTCCGTCTTGCTGCCTTTTGCACCGATATACTGCACAGGGCCGGAAAGTAGAAATGCTGTTTTGAACGTCACAATCTCATTTGCGATGTTCACCGTGATTTTGTTGTTGATTTCCTCACGGACAATTTTTTCTTTTTTTCGGATATCCTGCTTGCCCCGGTAAACATCCCACAAATACTGGATTTCTCCCCGGTTCCTGTCGTGGGTGGCAATGGCAGTATTCAGCACCTTTACAACGTTATCTGCTGTAATTTCCTGCTCGTTTGTGGTAATGACCCGTCTGCCGTGCAGACCCTCATCCGGCAGGATGTCAACAAGATATCTTTCCAAGCTGTTCTCCTTTGCACAAAAACAAAAAGTGCCAGCAAAACCAATTAAGGTTCAGCTGGCACTTGGCACAGGGCACTTGGCACTTTATTTTTTCAGCGGCAAATGGATTTCAATGTTCCGCTTGCACGCCTTGCAATAGGGATAAATCGTTCCCTTTGCTGCTGTATCAACTTCCATCAGCTTCCGCTTGATTCCTGCCGCACCGCAGCACGGGCAGTAAACACTTACTCGCAATTTATCCCTTCTTTCAAAAATAACCCCGTTCCCGCCCTCCCGGTTTATGCTATGCCGGGCTCACCCATTGCAAAGTAGCAAGCTTTGCAACGTAACAGGCGGCATCCAGTGCTATGCGCGTGATAGTACGCCTGTTTTTGATTTCCTCTATTTATATCCCGTCTGCTGGTTTACGGTTTCTGCTTTTATAAGGGGAACACAATTGCCGCGTCAGCATTGAATATTTACACGCACTCTGCCTGTTTCCATGCTTCATAAAGTTTCATGCCCTGTCTTGCAATCCAGTCAACAATTTCTTCATTTGTTGCCCAATTTGAACATTCAGCAAGACCGCTTTCGTATAAAAAGGCGTGTGTGATTTCGTGACGAAGAACCTTTTTCTTGTAACTTTCAAGATTTTTCTTCGCACAGGATTTGTCTACCCTTGCGAGAGAATCAACGAATATTTCCTTTGCCGAATCATCGCAAAACCCGTCGGCACCCACAAGCCTAGGCTCTTGAATTTCATCCGATTCGTGTATATCCCAGTTACAGCCCAAAATTGACACTTGATTACACATTTAGAATCTCCACAAAAAAATAAAATCTTAGTAGTCACAAGCTATCTCGCGCCCTACTGGACGGCAAGTCCGGCTATGTGACGTGGAGCTGACAGCGGGAATCGAACCTGCAACGGCACCCACAGGCGCTGCTTTTCCAACGTTATTAAGCTATGACTGCGTATAAGCAAATTGCCGTCAAGTTAAAATCTCACGTTTCACGGTTGAATTTTTCCAGCTTGCGCGAAACTCAAAACTAAACCGCAACTTACCGGCGTAAATGTCGGGAACATATCATCAAAAGCCCTGCATGGGACACATCAAAGAGAGGTGTGCAGGGATTGCCTAACAGGGAACTTCAGCCCTGGGCTGAATCTTTTACCTGTATCATCGGCCTTGGAGCTGCCAACTGGACTTGAACCAGTAGCCTGCCGCTTACAAGGCGGCTGCTCTACCATTGAGCTATAACAGCATGTGCGGTTCCTGCTTTTCACAGGCTTTGTCATCGTTTGTGGGGGAAGCCGCACCGCCCACACAGCAAGGCGCTACCTTGCATCTGGTTCCGTATGGTGGCCTTGCACCCTCCGCCGCGCCGTTGCTTCGGAACGCAGCGCCCTTAAATATGGCTATACGGTATATATCACCTGCCAAGCGCTTGACAGCTTTGCAGGCGCAGCGGACAAGGTAAGCCCTGTCAGGCTCTATGTGGCTGATAACGGCCCACATAGAGCCGGTTGTGCGCCGCAGAGCGCACTCTGGTGCCGCCAGCAGGGGTTGAACCTGCAAGCACCCGGTTATGAGCCAGGAGTTTTACCATTAAACTATAGCGACACAATAGCTGGCATTTCAGCCAGCGGGAGAACCATATTTAGGGCGGCGCATATGCAGGACGCTGGTTCCGTACCCTAGGAGGTATGAACAAAATGTTCATAAGAAAAGAGCTAAACTATAAAGCCTTTCCATTTACTATTATACTATAAAATCCACATTTTTCAAGCACATTAACGTTGTTTTTTACCAAATTCTTGTCCCAATTTCAACTTTGCCCGCATTTAGGCCTTGAGCGTATTGTGCAAGCATGGCAAACGCGTCCGGCACGTCATCATGTCTGTTTTTCCCTGCCATTGTGTACCCTGTTAAAAACGACAAAACACGCCTGTATTCCTTGTTATTCTTGATAACAGAATTATCTTTGAACAGGCAGTGTTCCATCACCCAGGGGGAATTTACAATGATTTTGGTTTCTTTGTTTGCGGTGGTGTACCTGGTCACAATCCTGGTTATTCCGCCGTGTGCCTTTACTTCCTGCTGGCATTTTTCTGCCACTTTGCCGCCTGCGCTGTTGCTTTCAAACTGGGCCAGCTGAACCTTGTGTTTCACAAGAACCATCCAAAGCCGCGTTTCCACCACGTCCGGTGCGCCGTTATCGCAAACACATTCCTCAATGTAAAAATCATCCCCGTATTTGTATGCAACGGGCAAAACTGCATAGTCAGAACCTTTTTCTTTGGTATCGCATACTGCAATAATGGCTTCCGGCGCTTTATCCGGCAACTCAAAGTAGCGGCGCAGCTGATCTTCTGGGTACAGCTGCCCTTCCCGCTCAATCGGGCTTGTCATAAACAATGCGCGCCAGCTGGCATCATCCATTGATTCCCGCATGTCAATATAAAACTTGGTGCTGAACCCTACCCCGTTGGCATAATCAAAATTGCTTTTTTCTTCCTCGTTCAGGGCAGGCATATGCAAAAATTCAGCCCTGGGGTTGTTTTCGTTGTTACGTTCCAGCCTGTCCATCGGGTCATGCAAACTCCAGGGTGTGGCAATATGCAGTTCCCGGCATTCACCAATTTTGCGCTGCCGCAAATCCGTTGTGTATAGCTGCCACAGCTTATCCATGCGTTCCCGGCTCATGGCTTCCTCAATGCCGCTTACAAGGTCATCGCAGTATAACAACTTTTGCGCACGCACCTTGCCCGCATTGCCGCTGCCGATAGAAGAAAATTCCAGTGTGGCAAAGCGCTTTGGCTTGTACATGTCTATCATCATGTCCTGCGCATTCGTTCTGGCAATGCACACGCCGGGGAACACGTCTCGCCACAAATATTCCCCGCCTTTTGCCATAATTCGCAGGCATTCATCGTACACGCCGCGCAGAAATGCGTTGCTGTGGCTGCCGCCTAAAATCGGCATGTCGGGGTTCCGTCCGGCAAGCCATGTCAGATAAAAAATGGCAGTGGTACTTTTCCCGGTGCCGGGCGGCATCATGATTCCTGCAATGTCCAGTTCCCCATCTTCCAGTTTTTGCAGGGTGTTTACCATCCGAATCAGCTGTTTTCGGCGCGGCATATAAAACCGGCTTTTTGGGTCACGGTCAAGTTCAATGTATTGGCAAAAGGAATCAAAGTTATACGGCGCATTGAACAGCAGCAGATTCCGGTTCAGCTCAATCAGGTCATTGCAGCGCGGCAGCGTACCCAGCTTATTATGCAAATCCACACTCAGCTTGTGCGCCTGCTTGAAGTTTTCTTTTTCCAGTTCCCGGATCGCAGCAAACGCATAAACTGCTTCGTCCGCTGTCTTGGCTCGCATTGTGCTCTTTTTTGCAATTTCAAAAATTTTCAAAATAAAAAAGTGCCCTCCCTCAAATTTGAGAAAAGGCACTTGGCACAGGGCACTTGGCACTATTTTTATTATTATAGCATCGTTTTCCGTTGCAGACAAACTGTTTATCGTTGATTTTCGGCCTTTTTTGTTTTTTGAAAAATTCAGGAAGAATCCAAACAAAAAAAGCCGCCTTTGGTGTGTCGGCACCAAAAACGGCAGGCGGGAATATTCAATTCAGCGCATTTCTATTCCCGCCTTTAATTTTAGCTCAAAAAGTATGGGAACGCAAACTTTTATGGGACTTTTTTATTTTTTCGGGATTGGGGGGACTAACCCCGCGCCCTTCGACCTGCTAAAATCCCCCTCCGGTATACCCCCGCCGATCATGTACAAAAAATGCCGGGCAGAACGGAACACCCTACCCGGAGACAATAAAAAAGCGCCCAGGCCATACAGCCCAGGCGATCCGCTATATTGCTTAAAAATGGCGCATCACGCCAAAAATAATGATAAACGGAGAGGCCAGCAAAAACAATACAACCAGCATATAAAACACCCCCTGCAACTATATTTTACAATCTATCCCGAGCTATTGCAATAGCTCCGGGCAAATAATCAGCCTTCGGCCCCGCTGCAGGTGATCCCTCTCCGGGCCATCGCAGCATCAAAATACTCCGCTTTTGTGGCCCTCCAATTCTCTGCCCATGCAAGGGCGGCGTTTTGCGCCCAGTACGGCACGCCCAGCGCATCGCACCGATCCATGCAAAAAGACACATCCTTGCGGATCGCTGGCATCTCGGCATCATCCGCGCCAAACCTCTCAAGAGTATAATAATACTCGGCACACCAGTGTGCAAGGCCTTCCAGCGCCCCGAATTGGCGCTTATTGGCTTGATAGATCATGTTATAACTCCCTTATCTGTCTGTTGTTTTCCTGCCCTCTCTCGTGGGGCCGGCGGGTGCAATCTGTTTTGTGGGGAGGTGCACCGGCTCCCGTTGGACTTATGCCAGCACCCCGGCGGGCTGGCTGCCATTGTTGGCGATGGGTGCGCGTTGTAAATTTGTGCCGGGCTTGTGGTCATGTTTGTTACCCATGAGCGCCCACCCCTTGCAGGGTGGCCGGGCTTGCACCGGCGGCGCGTTATGCGTCGGCCTTGCGGGTTGCTATTGGCACGCGGCGTTAATCAGCCGTTTTGCAGCTTGTGCAAGTGCTCTTGCCTGTACATCAAGCCACTCTTCCCGGCTGTTGGGGCGGCGCTCGCCGTTGTGCGTGCGCTTAAGCTCGGACGGGTTGCAAAGCCGCTTTGCAATGTCGCTGTTATAGATCAGTGCCGAGCCGCCCCAGCTGTACTTGCTCCAGGTGCTTGCACCGTTCAACAGCCATTCTTCCAGCCCCTTGCAGCTAGCTGCTTCCCGGCCCTCGTATTCTGCCCGCTCCTGGTAGTTATCCAGCAGGTCAACCGCGTAAGCGGTAACGCCTTTGTTCCATGCGCTGCGGTCTTTCCGCGCTTCCAGCGCCGCCAAGATATCACTATAACTTTTCATTTTATACGCTCCTCTGTGTTGTTTTTGCTGCGGTTGTTAATTGTCTAGGGCAAGCGCTATAGCATCCGCAATGCCCTGCATTGTCACGGGTTCTCGTGCGTTGCACACGCTTATAATGCTGTTGCTGTGGTATCGCGTCCAATCGTTTACATCAACGTGATATTCTGCCATAACCTCCCCGTCTGCCCGATCATAGCTTATTTGCGTGTAGCCGTTCCAGTAATTAAGGTGTTTTGTTTCCCCGGCGGCCTTCTTCAGCCCCTGCATTTTGACGCCGTATTTTTCAAGTTTCATCTTTGTTACCTCCTGCCCTGTGGCTGTTTTCTTTTGATGATTCTATTATAGCATGATTTAGTAATTATGCAATAGGGCAATGTTTCACAAATAACCCGTACATTTTAAGGCCCTGCTTTATGCAATTTGCATGATTGCAAAATCACGCGCGGGCGGGTATACTTATAATAGTAATTATGTGATATAGGAGGGCCAGGCATGGGCGGACGTACAAGCGCAGCAAGCCACAACAAATATAATGCAAAGGCATATGATCGCATCGGGTTGATGGTCCCAAAAGGCCAAAAAGATACAATTAAGGCCCACGCAGAGAGCCAGGGCGAGAGCGTCAACGCATTTGTGCAACGGGCCATTGCGGAGGCTATGGCCCGCGATCATCAAAAATAGCCCCTATCTTCCAGCGCTTCCGGCATCCCCGGCGGCGCTTTTTTTATGTACTTTTGTGCTTTTGGGCTGCTTCTAAAATTTAATACGCGTTGCAACGTCAATTTGATGTTCGCTAAATCATTATTTAGCGAAATATGCACCCGAAAGGCACATTCTGCCCAGCTGGGGCCGTCCTGGGGAGCATCCGCCGGGCCGGAAGGTGCTGCGGTCGGGGTGCGCCGTTTTACACCTCGCTGCCAAAGTCGAACGGGTTTGAAAGTCGAATCAAAGTCGAAACGCTCCCAAAGTCGAAGGGACATCCCCTGCATAAAAGTCGAATGATTTTGCGCGAAAAAATCTCCGGCAAAGTCGAATTGGGTTTACATTATGCACTTTTGTTTCATGATTCAGGTATATACCCCGTGTTTTTGACCATTTCGCATGGAGATTTGTTCCAATAGGTGGTTTTGGATGTGGGGTAATTATTCGTGTTTAGGGGTCTTTTTTGATGATGACGGCAAGTCGTTCGCGTTATCCCCTGCTTTATTTTCCTCTTTTGGGCTTTATTCCCCTCTACTTTCCCGCTTTTTTGGGGGTTGTTGCTGCCTTTAACAGGCATTTCCGTGCTGGTTTTAGGCTTTACTACGGCATTTAAGCGGATAGCGCGTTTCTTTGCGTGGTTATAGGCATAATAAAAGAGCACCCAGCAGTTTGTTTATATGCTGCTAGATGCTCTGTTTTCGTTTATTCAGTTTCTTTTGCTTGTTTCTTTTCCATGCACGGCTTTGTTTGAACCGGTTCTATCAGTTGCTCCGGCTCTTTGACTTCCTTAAAGTCGTCTATCTCTACAAAGTCGGCACTGAATCTGTCTTCTATTTCCTTGCGGGACATGTTTTCGCCTAGCGGGTCTTTTGTTGCGGTAATGATTTCTTGCTGGTCTTGCAGTCCATCGTAGTTTTTCTGCCAGAACAGCCCTGTTACCGGGTTGATTGCACCGTCCTGCATCAGCATTTCCCGGTACATGCCGCATACACGCTTTATCTCTCGCGCGAATTCCTGGTATTCTTTTTGCGAGCTGCGCCTTTTTCCGCTTTCCCAGCAGTTTACAGTGTCTCTATCCACTCCCATAGCAGCATACGCAGCCATGTTGCCCACTTTCATGTTATACTTGACACATAGATCAAGATAGTCATAAAAGCGTTTTCTGAGGGCTGGCAGGTCGTTTGTGCTGATTTTGGGAAGCTGGGATATCACAAGCAAAAATTCAATGCGCCTTTGATTCCCTTCCGGCACATTATCAGGGTCATTATCAATCATGATCGGGCTGTTTCTTTTGGTTGCCCTGCTTCCCATTGTCCTGTGCCTCCTTTATCCGGCTTATGGCCGTTTTATCATATTGCGCCGTAAAACCCCTTGTTTTAGCTATGGGGATATAAGGCGTAGTAAGACTTAAACTGTAATGTTTACAATTTGTACAAGTATTAAATGGCGAGCTGTGATATAATACATCTATGAAATACAAAACAAATTGTAATGTGGTCTATTCTTGCAAATATCATGTGGTTTGGTGTCCAAAGTACAGGCGAAAGGTTCTAACCGATGGAGTAGACATTCGCTTGAAAGAGTTACTTCTTTCCTATGCTGCAAATATGAATGTAGACATTTTGGAAATGGAAATCATGCCTGACTATGTGCATTTGCTCATGGAAGTAGACCCTCAGTATGGAATTCATAAAGCGGTAAAAGCACTTAAAGGATATACTTCTAAAATTTTAAGAGATGAGTTTCCCACTTTAAGAACGAGGATGCCTGCTCTTTGGACGAATAGCTATTTTGTTTCCACTGTCGGCGGCGCACCTCTTGAAGCTGTCAAGCAGTATATCGAAAATCAAAAAACTTCTCAACGGCAAAAGGATAAAATGGGATGACATTTCAAAAAGGCGTAAAATTTAGAATCTACCCAAATCGGGAGCAACGTAATCTAATTGACCGTACTCTCGGTTGCAGCAGGCTCATTTACAACAAGGGCCTTGCTATGCGGGAAGACGCCTTCAAAAGCGGGGAGAAGTGTGGCTACAAACAAACTTCTGCTATGCTGACAGCGCTCAAGCAGGATGTGAACTACGCGTTTCTCAAAGAGGTGGATTCCATTGCTTTGCAGCAAGCGCTGCGAAACCTTGATACCGGATACACAAACTTTTTTGAGCATAGGGCTGCACATCCAAAATTTAAGAATAAGAAAAGCTCTAAGCAGTCGTATCATACGCTTAACATTGGTAACGGTATCCGTATTTCTAATAAGCGTATTCGCTTACCGAAAATTGGTTGGGTAAAAGTTCATCAGTCTATGGAGATTGGTGCAATTCACAACGCAACAGTAGTGCGTACAACCACCGGCAAATATTTTGTAGTTCTTAATGTGGAATATGACCCTCAGCCTATGCCAAACAACGGTTGTGTAGTAGGCATTGATGTTGGACTCAAAGAATTCTATTCCGATAGTAACGGTACTGTGGTTAATAACCCCAAATACTTGGAGAAGAAAGCCAAAAAACTTGCTCGCGAACAACGGCGTTTGGCTCGCAAACAGAAAGGCTCACATAATCGTGAAAAGCAGCGCATAAGAGTCGCTGCCACCCACGAAAAGATAGCTAATCAACGAAACGATTTCCTTCAAAAACAGTCTACTATGCTGGTGCGTGAAAATCAAACTATCTGCATCGAAGACCTTAATGTAAAGGGAATGCTTCGCAATCATAAACTTGCAAGAGCTATTTCCAGTGTTTCGTGGTCGTCTTTCTTTAACATGCTGGAGTACAAAGCCTATTGGTTCGGTTGTACAGTAATTCGTGTACCTACATTCTATCCAAGCAGCCAAACATGCAGTTGCTGCGGTCATAAGAATGTGGCTGTTAAGAATCTCAGCATCCGAAAATGGGAATGCCCGTCTTGTCACACGGTTCATGACAGAGACAAGAACGCTGCCATTAACATTTTGCGTAAAGGGCTTGAAAAGTCCGCTTAAACTAATACATACCGTACCGTGGGACACACGGGAAGTAACGCCTGTCTGACATCGTGTAAGACGCAACAACCTCGGTTGCTGCGCAGTGGTGGTTGATGCAGGAATCCCCCTGCTTTAGCTGTGGGGAGAATGTCAAAGAATATCTGGATGCTTTCATGCACTTTCAGGGGCTTGCGGTTTGCGTTCAGAAAGTCGCTACCGTTTTCCTTTACCCATATCAGCTCATACCGGTACAAGTCTTTCCCAGCGCTTACAAGGGCCGCTGTAAATGGCATATCGCTGTGCAGTGCTATAACGCCATTGCTTTTGATTATGCGCCTGTATTGCGCCCATAGCGGCTCCAGCGGGATGATGACATCCCATTTATTCCGCGTTGTACCATAGGGCAGGTCGCACAAAATCATGTCTATACTGCCTTCTGGTATCCCCTTCAAGATGTCCATGCAGTCTGCGCAGTATAGTTTCATGTGTCCCCCATATAGCAAAAGTGCCAGCCGAACTTTCAAGTTCAACTGGCACTTGGCAATTAAGCACTTGGCACGCTATTTCTTATTGATATTATAGCATATTATGCGCTAATATGCAAGTTTTTTATTTGCCGGTGCTGCCAAATCCTGCGTTGCCGCGTTCCCGCTCCGGCAGTTTATTGCATGGGTAAAAGTCGAAAGTTTCTACCTTTATAAACACGATTTGGGAAATTTTATCCCCAGAATTGACTTTATAATCCGTTTTTCCGTGATTATAGAGCTTTACGCAGATGCTCCCGGTATATCCTGCATCAATCACACCTTCGCTTGTCAGATCATGCTTAACATTCAGGCCGGATTTGCTTTTCAGGAACCCCACATAGCCCTGCGGAATGTCAATGTGCACGCCGGTATCAATTACAGCGCTTCCGTTCGCCGGAATCATCACATCAACAGGGCTTTTCAGGTCTGCACCTGCATCCCAGCCAAAATGTGCGTATTCTGGCATGTATGCGCCGTCATCCAGCACAACAGCAACCTGTTTGTGCACAGTATTGCAGCTTTTGCAGCAGTTATTTTTCATTTGTTCCCTCCTTAATCAGCAATCCCAAGTGCAGCGAACGAGAAGCACGGTAAAATCATCCATGCCCAAATTCCGTTGCCAGTAGAACGCACCATATAGGCGATGAATGCCAAAGTCGCAGTCAGTGCAAGCGCGTTGCCGATACTTTTCATATGTTCCTCCTTAAATTTTGTGTGCCAGAACCGCTTTCCCGTAAGTCGTGCCGTCTTTATCGGCAATCTTGAGAACGCCGTTAATACTCACTTTAGGCGGCTTTCTTTTGCTGTGTGCCGCCATCTGCGGGCTGCCATATCTTCCTTCTTTTCGGCATGCTTCGCACTTCTTTTCGTTCTTTTTTCTGGCAAAAACCCTCCCGCACCATTCACATTTGACAAGCGATTGCTCATTGCGTCTTGCGTTTTGCAGTGCAACAGCAGCTTCATGATGCTTTTTCTTGCATTCCGGGCAAAGTCGGGCTTTTGCGCTTCCCTCGAATTCCTTTTTACATTCAGTGCAAATCTTAACCATTTATTCACCCCCGTGCGTATGCTCCATGTAAATTACCGGCTCTTGGTTATCTTCCGTAACTGCAGCTCTTCCGACAGATACGCCAATGGAATAGGCTCCCGCAATCAAAATTGTGACAATCGCGGTGCCAAGAATTGAAAGTAAAATGTTCATTTTTGCTCCTTCCAAAGCCCTGAAATCTGTTTGCAGCACAGTGCAAACAGGTAAATCAGCAATGCGCCTATAAGCATCGCGCCCGGTGCTGCAACGAAGATCAGAGCAAGGCATTTGATTGTATAGATGCAGTTTGCGTCAAATACTGTCATGCGTCTTTCCCTCTTTTTGCACTTTCCATACCGCGTATAGAGCATTCATTACTCGCTGTCCTTCCGGCGTGGCGGAATCGAACGGTAAATACGCACTGATACATGCTTTCCTAATGGCTTTCAACGCATCACCGCGCCGAATCAAATCGTTTTCATCACCAAAATCTGAAATCTTCGGCACGCCGTCAAAAGAAATGCACTTGCTGTTTACTGGGTCAAAAAATGTTTGGTTCATTCTTCCCTCCGAAGCCACTTGATAGCAGCTTTCACGCTGTCAAACTCTTCGATATATGCATCGCCCGTGCTATTGTCGCAAGCTACCACGGCAGCGCCAACTTCACAATTTTCCAAAGATAGATACAATCCTTTTTTCTCCTCTCGGTGGTCGATTATGTAACTCATACATGCTTTATCAATGATTTTTACCAGGTTATTCGGCTGGATTGCGCCCGGAATCGGGCAGCCTATTGTTGTATTCATTCTGATACCTCCTCTAGTTGCTTGTCCTCAGATTTTTCATCATATCATCGGTTAAGTACAAGGCCGCTCCAGCATATTTGTCATGGTATGTACCGTCCTCGTAGATTTTGCGCTCGTAGTAGTATTCTATATAACTATGGTCTTTTTCTGATTTTCGCATCGTTACAGAATCCATACGGTCTTCCTTATCGAGGATGTTGTCTCCGTCCTGAACGCCGTAGCATATATAATCTTTGTGGCCATATACACCACCATAGTTGTTTGTAAGCATTTCAGTAGTGACATAGGCATATACAATTTCTTGCTAGATAGAAACCGTCTTTGTTTCTACGACAGGGTTTTCTTTGAATGGGAACACCAGGACAAGCAGAACGAGCAGAGCGACTATACAAAATGTTACCAATAGTGCTTTCTTCATTCTGTTACCTCATCTACATCATTGTTCGTTACCTCTGCAAGCCAATATTCGCAGCGGCATTTGTCGCAATTAATCCCTTCGCACTCTTGAAAATCCGTTCCGAGAAAATTCACGCAGTAGAACTTTGGGCACAAGGAAAGCACGTGATTACTAATGGTTGCTTTTGGGAATACCTTCAAAAACTCACTCTGGCGGGTCTTAACGGGGTGCTCTTTTGCCCATTGCTCGACAATCTGCACAGCCTTTTCCACGTATTCGATTGTATCCATGATACAGCAGCAATTTTCTTTGTCTTGCAATGGGCATTCAGAACAACTGTCTTTGCTTTTGCACAATCTGAATTGGGTTTTCACATATTCAACTGCGTCCATAGTCTCACTCCTTACTAAATTTATCCATATTTTCAGGCGTTTCAAAGCTCATAATTGCTCCTCCGTTTCAGCCACATCAACCCCGATGTTTTGCAGCGTAACCTGCGCCCATGTGTCGGCCAGCTGGTCAACGCGATAGCTCGAATACTTTTCCGTGACAGGGCCGCTCATGGCGTTCTGGATTTTAACCAGCGTTGACGGCTTCAGTCCCACCTGATAGCAGGCCAGTAGGCATAAATACAGTGATCTCAAGGCAATATCCTGCCGTTCTTTCATCACTTCCTCATGCACTTTTGCGATTGATTCAGCTTCAAGCTTTGCAATATAAGCTTCCGCCTCTTTCTTGTAACAGGCCGGAAGCTGTATTTTGGCTTTCATGTTTATCTCCTCCTGTGGCCCGGCAGGCCGTGATTCCTCACATCCCGCCGGATTTTGTCTCCCCTGAGCACATCCGCTTCATTCAATGCCTACGCCTGCATGCGCTGCTTGCTGATGTCATCCATCTTGGCGCGGTATGCCAGATACTTTCCACAAGTGCTATGGCATAGCGTGTGGCGTTCCTGGCAGTGCTCACATGGGGCGGATAGTGTTCCGATCATTTTTTATTCTCCGTTCCTGATGTAATTTCCCCATTGTTCGGCCATTGCTTCAGCGATGCCAGGAAAAGTTTTGCTTCTGACTTTTCCCGAACGGCTGATAGTATCTTCCCACGTCCGCGCCTTTCCGCTCGGCAGCTTGCCAAACAATACTGCGTTGTCAGGCTTTGGAAGCCCTGTTCCATGTAGCACTGGAAGATTAACCAGCCAAAGCGATGTTGCTTTTGTAACGTAATTTTCTGTATCTTCTGTAGATTTTGCGAACATATATGGGTGAATCGTTTGGTCTGGTTTTCGATACGCCGTGTTCATAAATCCTATGGGATTTTCGATCGCTATTCGCTCCGCGTTTGCTGCGAAAAATCGCATAAAAAATACCGCGCCTTTTGCCCTCTCAACCCACCGTGCAACCACCTTTTCTGGTACTGTGCACCGCAAAGAAAAACTACGCGTTGCAACATTGCTAAGATATGTGCAAGGCGGGTGAGCGATCAGCAAATCCCATTTTCCTATTTCGTGCGTTTTGCCGTCCATTGTTACGACTTGCCCCCCCTCAATAGCTTTCAGGGCATCGCCCAAGATGTGCCATTCCGGGTGTCCGCCGGACGGTTCCTGAATATCGCAGCTGTATGCTTCAAATCCTCTTTCCCTGAATGCCTTGCAAACGGTCTGCGATTCTTCGTAGGCAATAAGAATTTTAGGAGGCATATGTTGAACGGTTTTCATGGTTCATTCAACTCCTGTATAACAATTTCCGTTCTTGGATTTTCTTTGTCGTAGAGCACACGGGAGCCGTCCACGCTGGCAATGATGGTGTTGTTATCGTCTGCAAGGATTTTTGCGGCTACCAGCGTGTCATGGGCGGCTTCGAGTAGGTTCGTTAAGTCCACGCGGCGGCGGGTTGGCATGTAGAACACCGCAGCAACGTGATAGCGCCCCGCCAGTGGGGTTTTCGGCTTTGGGGCAAGAAAAGTTATGGCTTGCCATTCGTAGCGCTTATAGGCGCTGCTAGGGGCTATGAACGGCATTCCCGTTTTTCGGTTCACCAAAATGCGCTGTGAGTTCTTTTTCGTGACCGGCGGCAGCGGGATGGTGTACTTGTAGATCACATGCCTTCCTCCCGTGCCTTTGCCCGGAATTCCGCTGCTTTCAGCTTCCATTGTGCTGCGTCATAAGCGCACTTTATCAACTTCTCGCTGTATTTTTCCATTTCCCGGTCAAGTTCAATCGTTTTTTCTGTGCAAGTCTGTGCAAGCTGCATGTACATTTCTCGGTTAGTCAATGTTTGTCACCTCACAAAATAGATGGAACGGCTTCACCCACGCAAAATCAAGCTGTCCGCAAGCGCCGTGCCTGTTCTTGACGATCTCAATCACGGTATCGCTTTCGCTTGGCGGGTCTTCTTCCCGCTGTTCTCGCAATTTGGTGTAGTGTTCCGGGTTAATGGCAAGAATCATGTCTGCATCGTGTTCAATGGTGGCGGAGCCGAACATGTCGGACATCTTGATAAGTCCCGTGTCGGCGGCTCTCGCGGCCTGTACAAGCTCAATGATGCAGATATGATATTTCATTGCCAGCTGCTTTAATCCCCGTGTAAGGGCCGCTAATTCGTCATTGCGCTTTTCTTTGGCGTTCGGTGGTGCCACAAGTCCCAGATGGTCAATGACAACCACTTCCGGTTTTCGCTCCTTGATGGTCAGTTCAACGTCTGCAAGGCTGGTCAGGCTGGAATCATCCAGAATCAGCTTGTACCGCCTTTTCAGGATTTCTGCATCCTCTGCAATCTTGCTTTCTTCCTCTTCGGTCAGCGCATGATTTGTGATGCGGATGCTGTCGATCTGTTCCCATCGGGAAAAGATTGCTGTGTAAAGCTGTTCCCGGCTCATTTCCATTGACTGGTACAGCGTCAGGCAGGTTTGCGATATCTGCGCCGCCATTTGTAGGGCCAGTGTAGATTTGCCTTTGCCGGGCCGGGCAGCAATTACTGTTACGCCGCTTCGTACAAGTCCGCCGGTCAGCTTATCCAGTGTTCCAAAACCCGTTTGGATGTTGTCATTCGGTTTTTTCAGCCATTGCAGGAAGTCCTCTATGCCATCAGCAAAGTCCTTTGCGCTGCGCTGGCGCTGGTGCTCCATGATGTGCTGCTGCTTTTCCATCATGGCAGCAACCGCGCCGAACATTTCATCCGCGTCTGCATCCGATGCCACAAGTTCGCCCATCTTGGCAATCATCAGCCGCTTCCGGTATCCATCCAGGACACAGTTGATGTAGGTGTTAAACCCGCTCACCGATGGAACTGTCTGGGCGCATTCGTAAGCAATCGCCTTGATGTTTTCTTTGCAGCGTGATATTATCGATACTGCATCCGCCCGTTCCCCTCTGCGATCAAGCTCCTTGCAAAGCAGGAAGATATCACCCAGGTCTTTGATGCTGAACATCTGCGCTGTAAGGCTTTTGAACGCTTCGCTTTGCCGGTCAGGCTCTATCAGCATGATGCCAATAACAGCTTTTTCCGCAACAGCTGTATTCATTTGCCTGCCTCCTTCCACCCAATGAGTTTGGGAACAACTCCGTTAATCAGTTCCTCACGTGTATATTCCCGGTCATAGATGGGAATCAGGTTTTTAGACTTGCGGGGTTCAGCAGGCGGCTGCGCTGTTTCGTCTTCCCATCGTTTTTGATTCAGCCAAGTAGCAGGATACGGAATATACTTGCCGCTATCTTTCTGCCACTGTTCTGTGGTCTTGAGGTACTCAAGGCTTTTCAAGATTGCGGACAAGGTAGATTCGTCAGTAACAAGCTTCTCAAATTTCTTGCGTGCATCTGCCTTGCCTGTCTTCTTGGGATAGGCTGACCAGAAGGTGTCAAATCGAGGATAAATCGCGTCAACCCCTTGGGGGGTATAGGGGGTATTCTTAACTTCTTTATTATTCTTTATATAAGGGTCTGTGTTAGCACTGTGTTGGTTCTGTGTTACCTGTTTGTTAGATTCTGTGTTAGTGCATTGGTAATCACTGTAATTATTCACCGTAAACACGCTAAATTTTCCGTGTTCACACTGTGTTATTTCTTGTGTTGATTTTAGATGACATAAAGCAGTGCGCACAGATTGAACAGATATGCCGGTATCTGTTGAAATTTGGCGGATAGATGCAACTGCCTGTCCGGTTTCCAAGTGAACCCCCTTGTAATAACAGGGTTCATAGCAGGCCAGAAATAGCAGATGCAGGAACACACATTTTGTTGGAGTGTCTGTGTACCACCCCCATTTCATCATGCGGCGGTACAGCTTGATGTACCCTTCGTTTGCCATTTTTCAAAACTCCTGTGCTTGTACCATATCGTCCGTCCACTGCGTCCCATGTACAAAACCCAATTTCATCACCTGCCTTTCGCTCAAAAATTAAAAGGGAGATCACCGTCATCTTCAATCGGCTCGTACTCATTGTTTGCCGCCACAGGCGCAGAAACGGCCCTATTAGCCACGTTCTGACTTTGGGCGGGTTCTTTATTGCCTGCGAACGAAACGTTGTTTACACCCACCTCTACGGCGTTCCTGTTGTTGCCGCTCTTGTCCTGATAGTTCCGGCTCTGCAAACGGCCCTCAACGGCGATCATGGAACCTTTCTGAAAATAGCGGCAGACAAACTCTGCGCTCTTGTCCCATGCCACAATGTCGAAGAAATCCGCCTGGTTCTGGCCGTTGGCATCCTTGCGCCCCCGGTCTACCGCAACGCGGAACGATGCAACATTTTTACCTGTTGTAGTCTGGCGCAGCTGAGGGTCAGCAACCAGTCTTCCCATAAGTGCAACTACATTCAACATGTCTTTAATCCTCCAAATAATTCTTTCCAAACCGCCGGGCAAACTCTTCCTTTGTCCAGCTGTAATCCCTCATTGCCACACGCTGTGCGGTCTTTTTAAGTTCAAGCCGCATCCCGGCATCCAGCCCTTCCACCCTGGGCCAGCACTGCTTTTCGCCGTGAATCCATCTGTGGCAATCCGGGCAAACCAAAATCCACAGGCCAAGAGCTTTGCTTTTTGTCCGGTTCTGGCCGTAGAGCACTTCATGCCGTACCAAAGCGTGGCCGTTAAGGCAGCAATAACACTGTGGGTGGCCGAACATGTCTTTCTTGTTTGGCATGATGGACGGTGCATAGCCGTTGGAATCAAGTACAACGCCAAATTCGTTTTTCATTCTTGCTTTTCCTCAATTTTTAAGCGTGTCTTTGATATCATTAAAAGCAGCAACCATCCCAGCGTAAAAAGCAAGCGTTGTCATGCTCTTAATGTCATCTTTGCTTACGGATTCAAAAGATGTAAAAAGAGACCGCGATGCGGAATCAGATGCCTTGCGAAAAGCCTGCACAAATTCATCGTTTGTTTGCTTCATCGTCCGTCAGTCCTTTCAGCTTTGCAATTTCGTCCGGTGTCATTGTGGGGATTCCCTGCTGCTGGCACTCCTGCACAATCAGTTCCAACAGGCGGTGCATCTGCTTGCTGTCGTATACACTGGAACCATACCAGCATTGCAGAGTGCAGAACGTGCCGTTTGGTGTAGGCATGGTATCCAGCAAAACAACCTGCCAGCCCTGTCCCTGGCTTTCCCATCCGCGCTTAAAGGTTTCTATTGCTTCCTGCTTGATGGTGACGATATCGCTTGCACCTGCAACATCCCGCACAAGGTCGCGATAAATCTCAACAGCAGGCTTTTTCAGCTTTTCGGCAAGCTGGTTCATGAGTGTCCACGCATAAGCGTTAGAAGTCAGGCTGCGCTTTTTCCGTACCTCGCCAAAAACACCTGCAAACAGCTTTCCGGGGCCGGATTTGACTTCGTTCGCAAAGTTCTGCGCTTCCTCCATGTCTGGCTTGCTTTTAAGACGAAGCATCAAAATCTCACCCATCAAGGTAGCATCCGCGATGTTGATTGTATGGCTCATTTTCTGCGCTCAAACTCCTTTGCAACTCCGCGCCAGTCGTCGGCGGTGAAGTCCTTATAGGCTTTGCCGATGAAGGTTCGCGCTTCATCGTTGACGGCCTTGTTGTCTTTGCCTGTGCGTTGGGCGTAACCTTTTAGCGCGGTCAGAGCCAAGTCCTTTACAGCTTGCAGAGTAACTTCCGGTGCAGCTGTAACTTGCTGTGGCTCTTCTTCGTACCGTTCCTTAAATTCATCCGCTTCACTGTCGGAGTAAATGCCATCAAATGCCAGCTTGCAGATTTTAAGGACAACGCGATCAAACAACCGCTTATAAGCCATCGCGTAAGGATAAGCGTTCTTGCAATTCGTTTGGGACGCTTCACCAATTTCATAAATGCCTTGCGCTTTATTTACGTAGGTGAACACAAGTGAATTGCCGTAGCCGGATTTGTCAACAGACACGCACTCAGGGTTGAATTTGTCCTTCTCCGGCATATTGTCGTTGATTTTAAGACAAGCATTGTGGTTGATAATCAGGCCTGTGTACGCCATCTTCCCGGATTTGGTTTCGTTCATGAGAATCCAAAAATCAGATTCTTTAAGGTATGGGCGATCTGCAATCGCCTTTAACGCTTTATCACGGCTTGCAATATATTTGGGGGTCTGCATAACGGGAATCTCCTGCCGAGATTTAGTAGAATATTCCGTTTTCTTCTCATTAAACATCAGACAGCTTCTCCTTTCAGATTGGGGGCGCTCATGCCTTTTCCTCCTTTTTCACAGTCCCGTTCACAGTCAGCTTTTCCGGCTCTCTGGTGAACGTGATATTCAGTGTTCCGCACGCTTCAATGCCGAGATTTTCTTCCTTTTTCAGGCTTTTCATCATCTCGTAGATTAGTTTTTCAATGCCATAGGTTTGCCCATCAACACGGATGGTTGTAAAGTTTTCCGAGCAGTAAAGGCTTCCTGTGGCTTCAATGTTATAGTTCTTCAGTTCCATCGTTATCCTCCCTTACCGTGCTATCAATGCACGTTTCGCCCCAAATGCAATCCTCGCACATAATGGGGTGGCCGTATTCGTCCGCTGCGCCGCAGCCGGGAAAGTCAAGATCAGTCATTGTTTGCTTTCTCCAATTCATCAAGTCGCTTTGCCATGCCGCTCATTGCAGCGCAGTAGGCGGCGCGAATCTGGCTGTATTTCCATTGTTCGCTGTTGTTCGTGTCCAGGATTGCGATTTGGACAGTTTCAAAAAACACCTGGTATTTTTGCGGGTCATTGTATTCAAATGCCATCTCGATGTCAAAAGAGTTCATGCAAACACCTCCCGCAGCGTAATAGCGGCCCATCCGCCCAGCAGGCAGGCAATAAGCCCGGCCAAAGATGCGACACCGCCGCCCTCTGCAAGGCCAGCAGCGGCGCAAATGGTGCCGATTGCACAACCCAGCAGGGTAAAGTTTGCAAAGCACTTGCAAACCGGAACAATATGGGCTAAAATAGACTTGTGAAACCGGAAAATTTCACGTTTTTTGCCGTTTAGTGTATTGCAGTACACTGGGCGGCTCTTTTTGTTTGCAGTCATGTTAGTGTCCTTTCTTGTTGTTTCCGCCGATCACATTGCCGTTGTCATCAAGTTCATCCCACAGGTAAGTACCCTTTCCGCTGTTGCGCCACTGGCCGATACCGCGCATTCTGCCGTAATTCAGGCATTCACGCACCATATCTTCCAATTTCGGGTCAAGGCACTCAACCTCAAATTCAATGGTGCTGCCTTCCGGCACGGTTTCGCTTTTGGCAATGCTGATGCGCTCACCCATCGGTGTCTGTGCCCGCAAAGAACGCTCACAGTAGCCCATCTTTAACCCGTGCGTATTGTAATGAATCTCGCGCGGATAAACAAAAATCAGGCCGTCAATGGCTTTCTTATAAGCTTTCAGCGCAGCGCAGGCTTTGCCGCCGGAATAGCCTGCCTTGCCAGCTTTTGCAAGCATCTGGCAAGAATCTTTGAACATGCCCTTAACCTGGTAATTGTACTGGAACGGCGTACCGTCTGCGGATTTGTAAAATACCGTGATACGGTCTTCCGCATTCTGGGCCTTGATGTTGTCAATTTCCTCTGCGGAAAGCTCGCTGGTGGGTGCTTTGCTGGCAATATAGGTTGCCAGCAGGTCTTCATTGCTTGGGGCGCTGCCCAACGCTTCTTCGGTCAATGTAATTCGTACTTTCATAGTTTTTCCTCCTGTAATAAAATTTCGGTTTCGGTGCGGTTCCAGTGCATGTCTGCGCTATTCCGGTGCAGATCAGCTCCGTGCTATTCCATTGCAAATCGGTTCGGTGCCACTCCATTGCATATCTGAGCATGTCTAGGCGATTCCTCTGCTCAACAATTCAAATCATGTCTTAGCGGTTCCGTTTCGTAGCGACTCACAGCTTCTCTTTACTATTCATCTCCGCTACCGTTCGCGGCTGCTCCATGCAATTCCAAAGCAGGTCGAATCAAAGCATTTCTGTTGCCATGCATTGCATATCACCGCAGGTCATATCAAGGCTATTCCAAAGCGTTTCTTCTCAAATCCATTCCGTTGCCAGTCCGGTCATCGCTACTCCGTTGCGGTTTCAAGTCGTTGCTTTTCCTTGCCATTCCGGGGCTTGTCATCTCGTCTCTGTGGTATGCAATTCCTCCGCATTTCCATGCTTTTCCCAGCCGAACAATTCCTTTGCCGAGCTGCGCATTTCCAGTGCGTATCCTTGCCTCTCTGTTCTAGCGCCATGCAAGGCGTCGCGTGGCCTTTCCAACGCTTGTATGTCGGAAATCAGCAGATAAGGCTTGCAATTTGTTCAACGGTTAAATCACGGAAGCTACCGTAATGCTGCCATACCCAGCCACGAGATTTGCCAAGAAGCTTAGCAACCTTTGTGGGGCCAAACAACAGTTGGCCGGGGTAAAGTTCAGCAGCGCGGGCGCGGATGCCAACAAGGGTTTCTTGGTAATGGGGCTTTTCACGGGGCATATGCTCCCCTCCTTTCAAAACCTCACGGCCCCCATAATGCTGATTGCAAGGGCCAGAACGGATAAGAGCAACGCCACATCTTCCTTACTCATGCGTTTCACTCCTTTTCTTCAAATCGGCCAAATTAAAATGGCCGGTTGTGATGTGCATGTTGTTCGGGTCGCCAAGAACAGTTTCGTTTTTTACGTCCTTGAACGTAACTTCCGGCGGAATCTTGATGTCGGGGCCGACTTTCAGGTCAATCTCATGTGCCGTCTGGGTAACAGTGGTATTCCCAAAACTGGTTACGCTTTTATCGTTCATATGTTTCTCTCCTTTCACAAAGCTTTCAAACACAGCAGCCGGAAGGTTTCGCGGCCTTTAGGGGTTACTAGGGTTTGGATGCCGCTCCAGTTGGTCTTTTCGTTGTAACATTCCTTGACTTCAAACAAGCCATCACTGCGGTCTGCATACGCCATGAGCTTGCCGCGCTGGTTGCGGAAAATGTATTTCTTGTCAATCAGGAAGCGGATAAAAGCCTTTTCGCTGATTCCAAGCTCTTTTGCGGTCTCGCGGAAATTGGTGAGTGTATTCCGGTCAACCAGTTCGTCAAAATATTCCGCTTTCGGCTGCATGATGGTGTTCTGAACCGTCAGTTCCGAAATTCTGGCATCGCGTTCAGCCAAAGTTTTGTTGGCAACCAGCAGGGCTTTCGCCATCAATTCCTCCGGGGTCATCTGTTCCTGCCCGGCGATGTAACCGCCGTTCTTGCGGATGCTGGGTAAAACTTCACTCGTGACCCAGCGTTTGAACTGTTTTGCGGTGGGAAGTTTGCTGGACAGAATCAGGCTGTAAAGGCCTGATTCGTTAATAATGGTGGTTTCCTTAACACCAAACTGGGTGGTGATTTGCCACCCAGTTTTTTCATCCTCATCAACATGGGTTTTTAGGGCGTTCACAGTATCCTTGTACCCAAGCACAGAAGCAACATCCTTGCCAACAAACCACGGTTCGCCGTTCATCTCTACCGTGCGTACATCGTTGTTTTCGTACTTGAAAATTTGTATGTTGTTCATTGTTCACCTCCACACTCATCAGAAAAATGCAGCTCCATCAAGTCGGCAATTGCGAGATATTCTTTGGCGTATTTGCTATCGCCGTGGGTTTTCTTGACGATCTCACGGAACTGCGCCAAATCACCATAAAAGCAACCACACTGTACGCGAAGAATTTTATCCTTGCAGCGGAAAAATGTGGTCGTGCGGAAACATCTGCCAAACCCTTTGACGACGGCATAGTCAGCGTCGTCGGAGACCTGCGCG